ATAGGATACCAGCAATTTTCATCGTCGCATCGCACATAGCACACGGCCAGTGGATAGGCCTCGTTGTGCTATTATGTTCTTGGTTATTCACACGCAAATCCGGCATGATCATTCATTTGAGTTGGAACATAGCCATATGGTTGTGTTCTTATGAAGCCATGGATTTGTTTTGCCCGGTCACTGATCCAGAGTTGTTTATGACACTGCCAACGGGAATGCAAGACTTCCTTCGTGCCATATGTCCTACAATGTTTTATCTAGCATCAGCGACCCTGTATGTGAATGTTGGCACTCGCCAGTTCGTATCGGGGGCATGGACCAACTTAGTTGCATCCACAGCTACCCAACTAGACGCAGCACTAGACACTCGATCATCCCTAGAGTACGTTCGTCAGAATGCTTATGGTGAATACTCCTTCGTTCATGAGATAACTGCGAGCGGGTTTTACAACAAGACTTGCTTAGCTCTAGGAGAGTCCGCACTCTGCCTGGCCATATTTTTCGTGTATGTCAAGGTTTTAAAAGACTTTAATCGTCGTTGTGCCAGTTATTGTGCTCACAATTATGAGCGCAGGACTATTAAGATCGAAGTGCGAGCCTCTAGCACAGACCATTGTCGAGCATCATACGCCCATCGTATTGGCCCCGTTTCTTGTCGCACAGTATCCTGTTATGATAGGGGCTGTACTCATAATGTCATGAGGGGTGTGTATGATCGCATGGGTCGAGATGCACCAGTAGAGATGTCTCAACAGCAGAATGCAGAAATGAATATGTACTATGCACGCATCTTCCGACCCTACCTGAAACAATTTAGTCGTGGACGAGTGATTCCACTGTCCGAAGAAGAATTTCTATCCGCGTTACCCACTCGTACCCGACTGCGCGCCCAAAAGGGGTTGCTTTCCATAGCTATGAATAATGGCTATCCTATCCATAAGAAGGCAAACCTCTTTGTTAAGAAGGTGATAGATTATCATACACCTTGGGCAGAAAAACCTTACAGGCCGCGCATGATTAACGGTTGTTCAGATGATGTCTTGGCGTTCCTAGGTCCACACATGCATGCGTTAGACAGGGTGTGTAGTTCTCTGCCTATGTGGAGCAAACATTTAGATCCCGGGGCTTGGGGCGCCATGATATCCCATGAAAGTGGAATTAGTCAAAGTACTGATTTTTCCGCGTTTGATAATTCCATTCGAAAACAATTAGTGAGTATCCAATGCAAGATGATGCAAGATTTGGGCCTTGATCCTCGTATCGTGTCTTTCATTAAACGTTATGATATGCATTGGAACAGTGTCAGCCGTATGTCGGTTGACCATCATTTCCTTAAGATGTGCGAGGTGCATAGTGACGTGGGTGTCCGTAAGTCAGGTGATCCACATACCAGTCTTGGTAATAATTTAATTAATCTGTTTATTCAGCACTATGTAGCCTATTTGGCGGTTCGTCGCACAGGTGATCTAGCTAGGACGGCAGTGCAACATGATGCCAACGCTTGTATTTTGGTTTCAGGTCTAGTCAATGGTGACGACTTTGTAGGATTCTACAAATATGCGTTGCCTGTAAGCGAGGACTATGAGGCCGCAGGCGTTAGCGTTAAGATCACTAGGGATATGGAATTTTGCAGCGGCAACTTTATTGACGGCAGATACGTGCGTAACCCTAAATCTTTCTTTCTGAAGTCTGGGTGGTCATTGTTGCCAGCTGCCAAAGATCCCGTATTTGCATTCAAACAGTTCATTACTGTTATGCAAGCTTATGCGTTCGTTCTGTACGACACCCCAATTTACTCGGCGTACCTCAGTTCATTTCAATCTCACTTCCCTTTATCTTTCGAAGTCGCTCAGGTGGAGTCGTGGTTCTTGAAACATGTCAAGTACCATAAATTTTCAGATCATGTTTCTATGAATGCTCGCGCTGCTTTTGCCGCGTTATACAATGTAGATATCACTACTCAAATGATCTTGGAAAAGCAATTGCGGGGCATGACACCTAGCGACAATTTTCCAGACCTACTCGACAC